AATTTTGTTTGATTAGCTTGGGCAACTCTTTGCTGATGATACTTCATTAGTTCAGCTAATTTATCCCTTTCCAATGCTTTAGTTTGGGAAAATTGATCTTTCTGAATATCTTTAGCTTCTCTAAATTGCTCTTGCTGAGCTTTCATTTTATTCAATTGCTGAAAGAAATCCATCACATCTTTAAATTGTGGATTATCTGCGCTTGGTAATGGTATGCGACTGTGCATGATTAAACTCCTCCCCATCCAGTCCCTTTCGGTAGATTAAAATTCCAATCAAAAGGCATGCTACCACCCTTATTCCCCATTTGGCTGGCCAAGAACATTTTGGAACCCATTCCTAATAAATCTTTCATGTAATTGCTTTTGGCAGCAGATGCCCCATACTGCATATCGGCAGTATTGCCACCAACAGAGATCGCTTGATTGCCCAAATTACCAGCGACATTGGCACCCTGATTATAAATATTCTGGCCTATACCAACTCCTGATATATATTTCTGCATTAGATTTTGGAGAAACTCATTTCGATCGGCATTCATAATATCTGAAGAAGAATTTTGAATGTTTTGTAAGGCTGCAGAGCTACCCATAAGACCCATTGAGCTTGCAGCGTCTAAGCCAGATTCTTTAGCATTCTCCATAGATTTCTTGGCATAGGGTGATTCTTGGTACTTACCCATCCAATCTGCAAGCATTTTAGAAGGATCGAGGAGATTGTTTTCTGCTCCCTTCAAAGTATCTAACTGACCAATACCTGCATCCCTATATGGTCTTTGAAATTCTTGGGCTTCCCGCCATTTACGTTCCATTTCTCTTTGGGCTTTTCTATAGGCATGGGCTTGTTCATCGCCACCACCACCGAAGAGAAGGCCTCCCAAACCACCTAAAACACCACCAGCGAGTGTCCCAACCCCAGGAATGAAACTACCAATAGATGCACCCGTTGCGGCACCGCTTGCTCCTGATCCCCAATCCATATCAAATCTCCTTGGCTTCCAATGCCGCTAATCTGTCTTCTATCTGGGTGAAGGCTTCGTTTATGTTCACCACCATGTCCTGCAATGACTCTTTCAAATATTGTATAGGCGCAGTATCTATATTGGTTAAAACATTGTTGAGTGCAGGAATCGTCGGCACAATGACATCTTCAAGCTGCTGCAAATCATAATTAAGCGTATCAACCAAATTCGCAAACCATGAATCGAGATACTGTAAATCCAGTTCATCTATCTCAGGAAGCGCCATCTGAAGCCCCCCGAACAAGCATAATGCCTCCCAAAACGACAATAGGTGAGGGGGACACGCAGACCAGCTTATAGCTCCGATTCCGAGAAGCGCCCAGCTGATACCACCTCATGCGCCATTGATAGACACCGAGCTGCGCGAACTCTCGAACATCTGCGGGACTCCAAGAGACGCCGCCATCGTCTGAGAAATAAAGCTCAACATGAGGCTTATAAATAGCATTATATGTTAATTCTGTTGCCGTAGGGACATCACCTGCTTCCCCTAATATATAGATCGGATTTCCATTGATATCGTTTTCAGCGATGATGTAGATGGGGTTACCGTCAGAACCTGCAACTTCATCAATCAAGAATTCAGCATTTGCGAATGGAGAAGATGAGAATATATTGATACTCTCTCCCCACACAAAATCTATCTGTACCCAATCTGTAATGAACTCAGCATAAGAATCTTGGGCTATGATTGGGGTAATTCGTTCGTATCTGAAGGGATCTCGAATGTACGCATCAATCGCTTGCGGATCTGTTCTAATCGGATTAGAAATTTCGTTATCATAGAATTGTCCTGACATCTCATAAACAGTGGAATCATTCTGAACGGTAACCAAATGCGTATTATTGTAATAAATATGCTTTTGGATTCTATTCCGTTCACCATTTCTTTCTATAACTCTGTGCCATGTTTCTGTTTCAAAATTATACTCAATACTATTCGCATTGGTTTGTACATCTAAAATCTGAGTGCCTGTATATTGGCCTGCTTGAATACGATAGAAGATGGTATTTTCCCATTGATATAAAAATCCATCAGCTTCACCTGATAAGAATGGGGATAAGTCACCAATCACATTTTGGCGTATTGCTCTTTGGAATAAAATATCGACTGCGCGTGTGCTAATCCTTTTAGGCACCTGACCTGTGCTTACCATTACTTGGATCAAACCATCTTTATTCTGGGCAATCCATGCCATACGACCAAAAGAGATATCGAGTGTCTTAGGATCTGCCATCCCAAAATCCCAATCGTAAGTTGTGTTCTTTTTCCAAGGGAATGTTGTAAGTGCGCCACCAGCTGAAGTCAAAACAGATGGTGAATTTGACCAAATACCTGTGGTGAAATCTGTGAAAATATAGAGATTATTATGTAAAACCCCCATTTGACGAATGATCCCAGCTTCTTGAGCAAAAAGAGCATTTCCAGAAACAGTAAATGCGGTCGCGGGATTAAATGCTGCTGCATCTAAATTAATTATAGATAAATTAAATTGAGAGGAATTTAATTGTGAGACTGCAATTCTATTTCCAAATGTAGCAACATATGTGGGATTCTGGGGAGCATTAGCATCAGTAATCACACTAAATACACCAGTCGTTTCGTTATAAACGTAGATATGCTGGCCATCAACGAACACTGCAAATGTGACGGATGGCGTTACTAAATAATCAAAAAACACATCCCCATTTAATGTAGTGACCATACCATTGGATATAACAACCTGGTTCCAATTTGTATCGACCCGAATGATGGAATCTACCACTACAAAATAAGAATAATTTATAGAACGGAATGCACCTCTTGGTTCAGCATCAAAGATAAGTCGGTTTAAACCCAGAGCATTAATATGCCGACGCCCCATCGCTGGGTACATTGCTATCTTCTTTTTGCCTTGAGGATTCTCTACTAGATACCAATTGGCACAATCTTCAGGGTTAAATTGAAGAAATCTTTGTCTATCAAAATGACCCATAATCGGGAAATCAACAGGCGGTGTATATTCTTCCATTATGGAATCCAGCTTTTCTTATTAATAACGCACCAAATGGTTGCCTGACTTACATTGTATTTAGAGGCTAATTTATCCATTGATAAATCAGGATATTGTTTCCTTATTTCTTCCGCTAATTCCATTATCATATCTCAAATTCCAGCTCTAACGCGCCACGATCCGTTAAGGTAGCTCTCTTGCTCCGTCTCTATGTTCAGGTTCACGCTTGAAACCGACATTATTGTTTGTTCAGCTTCTCGAAGCATATCTTCCAATTGCTTATTCCAAGCTTGCATACGCCCTTTATATATAGATAGATCTTTCGCAAGTGCCAATCTCAAATAGCGAACCTGATACATTGGTAAAAGGCTCATATCACTATTTTCAGTTAAAAGTGGGAGCTGGAATTTTCCATAAATATTCACCGTATATACTTGAGAAGCTGATGGGTAAAAGCGAATTCGAGTGAGATCTACTTCATTCGTAACAATAGCAAATCTTGGCAATCCTTTTTGTGGATCAAATTTGTAAGATGCGAAAAATGTATTACGATTCTCAATAATGAGGGGGTAAGTAACATTATCTAATTCCAACCAAGCATTTTGAAGATTAGAAAGCCGACCATTAACCACATCTGGTGTTGGTATATAGGTTGGATCACCGAAGGTTACTTCTTCTTGGCCTATTGGGAGTGTAAAAGTAATGTGCTGAGCGATTGGCGTCAAAAGACCAGTCGCACTAAAATAATTTAATAATTCATTTAGGAATTGAACACCCTTCAACGTATCGTCACCATGTAAGGGTACAGTGGGTGAAGATGCACTTATTAATTGATAGGAATCTTGTATAAAAGCCTTAACTGTTTGGGACATCTTTAGGCTTCCTAATCTTGCGAATATTAGTAGGCTGCTTCGCAGTTTCCCCCATTTCTCTGGAAGGAAACCAAAGTCCGCTTTCAATTAATCTCAAATATTCATCATAGGAATTAGCAAGCTTTTGGGAATTATCCCCATAAACAAAAGCACGAAAATTATTTTTACTAATCCATCTATTTTGATACATAACCTGGTCTTTCATAATCACCTCTATAAGGATGAAGAGTGAGGAGATCCCCACTCTTTTCCCGTCCCTTTAGGAAAGAACAATCACCGCAAACTCTGGGTTAATCGCAACACCAGCAATTACGTCCAAACGATCTAATTGGATGTAGTTTCTGATATCGGCACCGAGAGAATAGGTCATTGCTAATTTATATAGGTCGCTATAAGTTGTGATTGCATCGACACCACCTTTCAATTCCTTGATTGGAGGAGCTGCAAAAACGATAGCTTGGTTATGGAATGCGATTGAGACATTATGGTCAGCAACCAATAACATTTGAGCGCCATTTGGAATAGCAGCAGAAATGTTTTGTCTTGCACCTGATGTCACAATCGTTGGGTTCACTGGAATGGTGGCAGTCGAACCATTCGCTGAAATTACCTGTGCCGTTACCACAAATTGAGCAGTTGTAGATAACGGAGCATAGGTGAGTGGATTAACCATAAATACGCCAGATGCGATATCCACAGTTAAAAGATCACCAACATTAAATACTACTGTGCCAGGTGCTTGACCAAGACCAGTTACATCAATGGTATTTCCACCTGTGATTGGGCCGTTTGTGACTGTACCTGCCAATAAGAAACCCGTTGGAGGAGAGCCACCTAATTGGCCTGCACCAGCAACTTGAGGTTGTAAGAAGTTAGTTTTGAAGAAATCAAAACCAGCTAAATGGCCTATAAAACCATCTAATAATGCGCCTCTATTAACCGTCATATTAAATACGTTATAGAGAGCATTTGAGAGGGATGCAGATACGCGAGGGGAGTTCGCAAAGTATCTATTACCATCTTCTGGAATGCCCAATTCAGTCATGTACGCGTCAACTTGTAAGACGGCATTGAAATCAATTGGAACACCAGCAGTACCAGAGAATTGGTAAACAGCTAATTGGAAATTATCAGTTGCGATGAATTTCTCAACTAAGTTAGCGAGAGTCTTAGCGCGAGGATTCAACATCATATCGAGATACGGTTGATCACGGGCGCGATCGAAAGTTAATTCCATACCATTGAACTCAACCATGGTGTTGAATTGGGTATCAATAGTTAGTGGACGGATTACTTGAACTCTAGCTTCTGATACAGCCGTAGCACCAAGGCCACCGAGATATCTTTCTTCCAAGCGATAGTTGATGGTTTGGCCAGTTGCGTATTTAAGACCTTTGAAGTCACCTTCAAGGTTACGGTTAGCCACTTTTGCAAACCTGCATATTCAATAAGATTCGTTACTTCTTATTCGCCTTTCGGCAGCTACCAATCCCTTGGTAGAGTAGACTATATCTTCACCCTATTTCTAGGGGCTCGGCGCTTCGGATCACTTGATCCTACTCCCTTTCGGGATAGTCGTTGCACCTTCCTCTTTCGAGGCTTGGCTCAGGATTGTCTGTTCTAGATGTCCCCTGAGTTCACCGAGTGACAATTGCAGATTACTCTGCAAAGGAACCATAATTAATTCAGGTAGTTAACAAATCTAACGAACACTTCGTCGAGTATATAGTTGGTTGTGGAAAAGACGTTTGCCATTGTTTTATCTTCCTTGTAACAATGATTTAATTTTTCGTCATTTAAGACGATCCATTTTTTTAGCATTGTCCAAGCGGAAGACTGTATTGATACACGCCTTATTATTGCTGGTGACGGAACCGTATAGCTACTCATCGATGCAATAACTGATTAAATTATGCACCATTTTAACTATAGAATGCAATACCGCCTTATGTTAACATTTTGAAAACAAAACCTAGCCCGACGGGGCGAAAAGCAAATTCATCACTTGCCTGGTTTTGTCCTATTCGATGATGACACTTGATGAGGTGTTTATGAATAAAATTGATTTATCTAAATATCCTACTGAGGATTTAAAATCTTTAAAAAATCAAATAAAAGAAGAACTAAATAAAAGATCTCGACACAGTCAAAAAAAATATAGTCATCATTCCGTAAGTCGAAGAATATTATCTATTCATGGACTAAATCCAAAAGACTACACCGATGAAGAAAGAAAAATTACTGAAATTCGGTTATTCAATGGTCATTTTTTATTAAGGCCACCACCAAAAAATGGTGATCCATTTGAATGGGCACCATATTTATCTTCCTTAATTGCCCAAGACTGGAAAGAACTTTACCCAAGAGAATCAGAAACTGGTGACTATTATGTTTATGCTCATGTCGATCCGAGACTTAAAATATTTATAACAACCGAAGATAGTGGTGGAAATTATGGTGGACGCCCCTTTTATATCGGGAAAGGCGTTGGAAATAGAGCTTATGATTTAAAACGCAACGAAGGACATGGAAAAATAATTAAAGAAATATTAGAAAATAAATTCCCACCTTTAAGTATTGTAAATATTATATTCTCTGGATTATCTGAACAAAAAGCTTTAGAGATTGAAGCAAAACTTATTTATTTTTTTGGAGTTAGATATTCTGAAAAAAGAAAAGGATGGCTTATTAATCTATCTGAACCACCTATCCCAAAATTTGTAGGTGTTATGAAAATAATACCTATTCTTTCTTTAACTCGGCCATGAAAATTTCATTCACTTTCATGGCCTCATAAAGAAAATTAAATCTCTCTTCCAAATCATCAATCCTCTCAAAGCATGATGCGAGGAGGAAACCATCAGATAATGCCCTATGAGCATTTAAATATGTAACAC